GTTTCGTGTGTGCGGCGTCAACGCTGTGGGCCAGGGGCCGTGGTCGGCTACCAGCGGATCGCTGGCCGTCCAAGGGACGAGGCTCCAATACGTGGCGCGGTACGCGACCGGCTCGACGCCCGCCAGCTACTCTACTACTGGGCTCGGCACAGGAGCGTCACCGATGGTGGCGTATATGACCGGCGGCAGCGAGCCTGGCGACACGCGGCTGTGGCTCTCGGTGTTAATGTCGGGAACTCTCTCGTACACGGTCACAGCGAGCTGTGAGGACGGATACGACGGCGGGCGGCTGTTCAAGACAGGTACTGCACAGCCTGGCCAGCACTCGTACGGCGGTTTCTATGACGCTGGCGGAGGCGACATCTTTCCCGCGAACCAATCGACATATGCAAACGTGTCTGCTGCCGTGACAGGTACTGGCAGTTCTTCTGGCACGGTGTCGGTGACCGCTGGTCAGTACCTAGTGCTCCGATGGGCGAAATACAGCGAGGGGCCAAACGAGGGCACCGACAGAATCACAGCGACTCTGAGCATCTCATAGGAGTAACGCATGGCATTTTCATTTCCATCATCGCCCACCGTGGGAGATGTGTCCATCCAAAACGGGCGCAGCTACACCTACGCTGGCAACAACGTATGGGAGTTGACGACTGCCGCATCTAGCAGCGGCTCGGGACTCACATGGTCATCCGTGCCAGCGTCCGCGACTGCGAGCGGGACGGCTGGGCAGATCGCGTATGACAATGCCAACGGGTTTTTCTACGTTGCGACGGCTGCGTCCACTTGGAAGCGTGTTGCGTTATCAACTTGGTCGCCGTTCACGCCTGCGAGCGTGAGCGGCTTGCAGTTGTGGCTGGATGCCAGCGATGCGAGCAGCCTTTATGACGCCACATCTGGTGGTTCGCTCGTTGCCGCCGATGGTGCGGTGGCACGGTGGGAAGACAAATCTGGCAACGCTCGGCATTTCACGCAATCCACGAGCGGGAACCGACCGCAGCGCAAGACGGCCCAACAGAATGGGCTTACGACGTTGCTACTTGACGGCAGCAACGATGTGCTGGACGGCTCTGATTTCCTTGATCTGGACACTGGGGCATTGACGGCGTTTGTTGTCTACAAGCGAAACGCCACAGGTGTTCGCCATGAGATTCTGTGCAAAACCGATACCGGCGGTTCGGGCTGGATCCTGTACCACAACTCGGACGACAAAATAATCTTCCGGTCTCAGGGCAGTGCATCTACGTCACGCAGTACGGCTGACGTTGTGTCGGCGTCATCTTATTGCCTGCTGTCGATGAAGACCTCTAGCGGCAGTATCAGTTCGACGGCCATGTGGAAAAACGCCTCTAGCCTTACGATGGCAACTGCACAGACAACTAGCGGAGGTCTTGAGACTCCAGCAAATACGTCTGGAGTATTGCGCATCGGATCGCAGGAGTACGCAGGGTCGTTTTATTTTCCGCTCAGTGCAAACGTAGCGGAAATCATCCTCTACAACGCATCACTGTCTGATACGGATCGCTCTGCCGTTGAGTCGTATCTGATGAGCAAGTGGGCCATCTCGTGATGGAGTTGTGACACATGGCAAGCACGCTACGCGCACTGGCAGACAAACTGGCTACTGGCTTGCAGTCAGTGTCGTGGGGCATTTCGTCTACGGTGGTTGAACGAAAGAACTGGGTCAACGTGGACGTTGACGCTATGGCGTCGCCTCGCGTGTTTGTCGTGCCTGGTGGCGTTAGCGTGACGCGAGTCAGTCGCACGCACGTTCAGGCCGACTATGCCGTCAACGTGTTTGTCGGTCGTCAGGTGCAGGACGACGCAGGCGTTGATGCGATGCTTGACCTGGCTGACAGCGTCCTGCTTCAGGTGCGTGCCCACTCGTTCCAGGGCGTGACGTGGCCGACAGGAGTCACAAGCCCGCAAGATGTCACGGTAGACATCAACCCAGACGACGCACTGACAGAGCGGAACGTCTGGCGTGCCGTGATCACGGCAACGTATCGAGTGTTTGAGAGCAACGTGCTGCCGACCGTCTAGGAGGCTGGCATGTCTATCGTCACCATTGACCCGTCGTTTTTCCCGGCACCGTTTCGGTTCAGAGTCGGGACAAAATTCAAATGGGACACGCCGAAGGTCAAGCGGCTTCTGGACGACACCAATAGACGGTCGCTCAAGAAGGCTGGCCGGGTCGTGTTCAACATCGCACGGTCTAGCAAGGTGATCAGCAAGCGGGCACCTCGAACGAAGACAGACATCCGCTACAAGGTAGGCGAGCGGCAGGGCTATCAGCTTTACGCCGTGATTGACAAGGTGCCAAAGCCTGACATCATCACCAGCTGGAAGACGACACGATTCCCTGATGGCTTCCTCTGGAAAAGCCTTGAGTACGACTACAGCACATCCAGCAAAACAGTCGTTGTCGGCCCTGGCGCAACGCGAGGCTACAAGGCGGCATCTCTTCAGGCGTACGGCGGCACGGCCAAATACTGGTTTATGCCGTTTGCGCGCGACGGTCAGTCGAAATACTCTCGCCGCGTGTACGGTCGCTTGAGCAATTCGCAGCCAATGGTTGGCGGAAGAAACGGCGTGCCTCAGATGGGCGTATTCACGTTCACTCGTCCGATCCGAGGCAAATCGTACATGGAGCGTGCGACGAAGCTGGCTGTTGCATCAGGCAAATTGCCAGAGCAGTGGCGGAATCAACTCCGCTACGGCGGTGGAATGTAGTGACGGCATACCCGGTCTAGATTCCGCCCTGATGCCCATACCGTGAGCGAACCAGCCGCACCGCTGGCACTCGCACACGAGGCATCCATGGCTATTGGAACGGTTGAAATCACGCTTGGCAAAGACGTGACCGTAACTGGCGTGAGCAACGCTAGATCCTGCACAGTCACCAACTCTGCCAGCGACGTGGACGTCACGAAGTTTGGCGACACGTCCCGCAAGTTTCGCAAGGCTCTGATTGAGCAGACGATTGAGCTTGAGTGCGTTGACGCTCCTGGCGTCACCATCGGTGGCTCGTTCACGATCAGCGGCACGCAGACAGGCAATGCGACTTACGTATGCACCAACATTGCCCAGAGCCAGCCGCTTGACGGCATCATCACTTACACGGTCAGCGGCTCGCGGACGGTCAGCGCCTAACCACACACACAGGGAAACAAACACATGGCGATCTCTCTTGGAAAAGACGCGGCGTCAGCACCTCCGTTTGGCGAGGGCATTATCTCGGCAACCTATACCGAGGAATGCGAAACGGTTGACATCTCCAACCGCGCAAACATCGGCGGCTCTGCCGGTGCTCCTGGCCGCAAGGTTAGCCGTGCAGGGTTCGTGACGAAGACCTGGGACATCGAGTGCCACGATCCTGACGGGCTGATCACGTCGCTCAACGCCGCTGGCAGCAGTTGGACAGTTATGAGCGTGACTGAGAACGTGTCGATTGATGGGGCTGTGACCTATAGCGTGACTGCCAAGGAGTTCTAGTGGCTATCACGCTGGGGAAAGACTGCTCCATCATGCTTGATGGCGGCTACATCGCCAGCGCTCGCAGCGTCACGCTGACAGAGTCGGCCCGCACAATTGACGTCAACCCGTACGGCAGTCGATACGCAGCCACCTACAGCACTGGCTACGACTGCACGGTCAGCGTCGAACTGAACGACGTATCTGGGCTTGGAACGGCGTTTGAGAAGATGCACACTGGCGGGACGTTTCAGGTGTACGGCGGCGCTGCTGGGTTTTCTTTCCTGGCCGTGATGACAGGAATCAGCGAGTCGGACCCAATCGACGGCGTGGCGACGTTCACGCTTGAAGGGAAGATGACTGATCCGAGGCTTGTGAGGTAGTTCGCATGCGTGAGTTCAGGGACGACCAGGGCAGACCGTGGCAGGTGGCGTTGACTGTTGCGTCTGCGCTACGTGTCCGCGACAACGTCACGGTTGACGTCGTGGATGAGGAGAGCGGCGAGCGTAAAGCTATGCCGTTTGACTTGGTTGACGCTGCGAACATCCCGCAGACGTTCCAAGTGCTCCGCAGCCAGTACGCCAAGATTGGCGAAATCCTCTATGCGTTGCTTACCAAGCAAATCGAAACCAAGGGGCTGACTCGAGAAGACTTTCTTGATGGGCTGCGTGGTGACTCTCTTGACGCTGCAACGAAAGCGTTGGAGGCAGAGCTTGTTGATTTTTTCCCGCAGCGCCTCCGCAGGATGATCGGGCTTCTCGCGTCCAAGATGGACGAAGTGGCAAGCGAGATGCTCGGCAGAGCGGAGGCGGGTCTGGAGAAGGCGACGATAGAGAGCCTCGCAGGAGCGTCTGGGATGCCATCTGGGAAGCCGCAGGAATCCTCGGAGTCTATCCAGGCGAGTGGACTTGCAGACAACTCTTCGCCGCACGCGACAGCCGCCTAGAGCATGATTGGTGGCACACCGCCAACCTGTTGGCGCAGGCCGCGAATATAAACAGAGACAA